TTTGATATTCACGGCAAATGCTGATAGCACTCAATACGTCAAGGTTGTGATGGTTTAGCCAGTCAAGGCATTGTTGATTGCCGTGCAGATAGAGACCTTCATTGAACATCTCGTTATGGCTCTTGAGGCCATCCTCGAGGCATTCATTGATGTATACACCTAACTCTTTTCTAATACTACTCTTCATGTTCATTCAATTTGATTATGACGCCGAGCAGATGCTCAGCGTTTCGCCTATTCAAGGCTCGTCAGATAATCTTGGATTTCCGATCAGTTTTTCAGATTGGATTTCCGATCGGTTTTTTCAGAGTCTTGGCAAGAAAAACTCACAACCCTTCAAGATGCCTCTGATGTCGTGAACTATGTCAGTAAGGCGAACCCCCTCAACGTCACGGCTCAATAGTCGCTTTGACCATTCGCCATTCAAATCCATAGCCACATCAAATTCATCCCATATTTCTAAGGGTAGAACCATCTTAAATCTCAAGACCTTTGTTTCTGTAATTGTATTCATAATATTTATTTTTATGGTTAAGACGCTGGGCATACACCCAGCGTTTCGGATATTGAATCCTCGTCAGTTAACCTAACACTCCACCTCCTTTCCCACGCCATCAGCTGACGGCTTTCTGAGCCACTTAATCCGACCATAGACATCCTCAACAGCACTATCGCCATTGCAATGCCTCCACTCCAAGTCATTAACTAAGTCTCGATAGGCTTTTGCTAACGCCTCATCTCCAAGTTCTTTGGCTCTCTCTTGGTTATGGTCGAGAGCGTCATAAATCTCAAACAAGACACCCTCAAGGCGCTTGTATAAACGTGATAAATCCTTGTCATTCATAATATTCATTTTTATGGTTAAGACGCTGGGCATACACCCAGCGTTTCGTCCAATTAGGACTCGTCAGTTAACCTCTATCAAGATGCCATAAAGTTGCCGAGTTCAGTCATCTTGCGTCTGTATTCAGCATCTGCAATCTCCATTGTTTCAATGGCTAACATCATATTCTTTGACTCCATTTCACGAATCTTTTTGATGGCCTCTCTTTTAGAATATGCCCACACGTCATTGAATCCGCAATACATACCCTCTTGGTCTTTCCAGTTGAAATGATAATTCTTTAATTTGCTCATAATGTTTATTTAATGTTTAACGATTGTGTGAAGATAGTCTAAATATAGTTACCATCCTAATCTGATACGAAGAAAAGTATACTTCCGTTTCATTTTATCTCGCAAACGCTGGATAACAAAGGGTTTACGAAATGCATTTATTTTGTGTTTTGTTTTGATTGTGAGGTAATCGAAGGGGTTCTAAAGGGAAGGTCTTCCTCTCTATTACTCTTTAATATTCTCTTTACTGGAGGGCGGAGCGGGGCGGAGCGGGGAGCAAAGGGAAGGGAAGGGGTGCCATCGTGTAACGTAACAGGTAGCACCACCACCACCACCACCAACCTACCCTACCTGCCCAGCAGGAGGCAAGGCAAAAAGGCAAAAAAATCGCAAGGGGGAAGTCAAAAACGACCCCCCACCCTCGAAAAAAATATCGTTTTCGCGACACACACATTGTACGTATATTATATTATAACCCTCAACCCCCAGGTATCTGACAAAATTTATTATCTTTACAAAAACACTAACAACTATGGACGGGTTACATATAAAGAATGGTCGATTGATTAATGATCGTCCGGACGGAGAAACAGGAATTGCACAAGCTGCTCGTATTAAGAAAGCCATGAAGGATCAAAAGAAGATTGATATGATTGCTGATGGTATTGAGCGTGCTGAGATGCGAGAGAAACTACGGAACATGATGTTCTAATCATTTGTTTTTTTCATGTTCATGAGGGGGATCTTAACGGGTCCCCTTTTTTTATGTCAATTATCGACATACTAATGTTGACTTTGTTTTCACTTCAACATGAGATAACTTATTGGTTATTAATACTTTAATATACTTTAATGTTGAAATGTTAAAAAAGGTCCTTAATTTTTATAAATAAAAAACAATAAAGAGAAAGGGGAATATATATAGAGAGTATTGCGGATCAACATCAACATTTCGACATTGCAATTTAGTTTTATATATTAGTATCGATGAATGATAAAACTGTTTTAGATGTATGTTGTGGGCCCAAAGGGATGTGGTTTGATAAGAATGATCAAAGAGCTCTATACCTTGACAACAGAAGAGAGACTCACATTGACAAGTACCCTTGTGGAACCAAAACCAATATAATAGATCCTGACATAATAGGAGACTTTACAGACATCAAGCAACCTGACAATTCTTTTTATCACGTTGTATATGATCCTCCACACATTAAAAGAAACAAGCTCGGCCAGATAACCAAGAAGTACGGCAACCTTCAGGATGGATGGCAGGATATGATAAGGCAGGGCTTCAAAGAATGTTTTAGAGTTCTTAAGCCAAATGGCACTTTGATATTTAAATGGAACGAGGTTCAGTTCCCGGTAAAAGAGGTGCTAAAGCTTACTGACAAAAAGCCATTGTACGGACACAAGTCTGGCAAGCGAATGCAAACTCATTGGATATGTTTTATTAAGTAGTGTTACTTTTATATATTAGAGGTATGAATATTGAAAAAACACTTTTTGCGGACGGCTTTGATGCCGCCATTTTGGGTATGCTCCCTAACTGGGACACTGATGTTATGAGGATATGTTATTCGAAGGCTAAGATGATTGATTGCTTAGTGGAGGAGGACATGTCATTTGAGGATGCGGTTGAGTTTCTTGAGTACAATGTATGGGGAGCGTATGTAGGTGAGGGGACTCCTTTTTATGTTGATGATCTCAATGGTCTTACTCGCGATGAGGTAGAGGAACATCTTGAGATGTACGACACCGAGGAATAATTTATTTTAATATATTTGACGAAAATTAAATCTAATGGAACAGGGTTACATTTCTAAAGACCTGTGCTTCGACAATGATGCACGGGCGAAACTTATTAAGGGTATTACAGCAATCTCTAAAGCTGTCAAGAGCACGTTAGGCCCGAGAGGTCAGACGGTTGTTATTGAATCACCACATCACACACACGGCATTACAGTAACTAAGGACGGGGTCACCGTTGCTAAGTCTGTCGATCTCTATGATCCGGTTGAGAACCTTGCGGTTCGCATGATGAAGGAGGCTGCATACAAGACGGCTAATGTGGCGGGTGATGGAACGACAACGGCGATTGTGTTGACCGAGGCTATTGTTCGTGCCGGCATTGATGCCATGGATGAGAACAGCAACAGAACGGAGATCATTAACTATATCCGCGAGGGTGTGGACCGTGTGCTGAGTGAGCTCTCTAAGAAGTCGCGTAAGGTGACTGACAAGCGTATGCTTGATGTGGCTACTATCTCTGCTAACAACGACAAGGAGCTCGGTGATATTATATCGAAGGCTTATAAGGCTGTGGGTGAGAACGGTATAGTGACGGTTGAGAAGTCGCAGACCTCCGACACCTACGCCGAGATTACTAATGGTATTAAGATTGATCGTGGGTACACATCGCCGCTGTTCATTAATAACCAGCGTAAGGACGAGTGCGTTATGGATGATGTGCGCATCCTGGCGTATGACGGTGAGATCAGTAACATACTACAGATTGAGAACGTGCTCAAGGAGATCATCGCCAAGAACGAGAAGCTGCTGATCATTGGATCGTGTAGCGGGAACATGGTCAACACATTAGCGGCTAACGTGGTGAAGAACGGACTTAAGTTCTGTAACATCACACCGCCCAACTTTGGGTACAAGCAACACGAGCTGATGCAGGACATTGCACTGGCTGTGGGTGCGACCTACTTCTCTGAGAAGACGGGCGATGACCTGAGCCTTATCCTACCTAAGGACCTGGGGCATGCTGACAAGATCGTGGTTGGCAAGGAATCAACGGTGATCATCACCGGCAATGAGATCAGTGAGGAGATTAAGCTACGGGTTGAAGAGCTCAAGGAGCAGCAGCAGCGAACACAGATCAAGGGTGACCGTGACTTTATCAACTCTCGGATAGCCAGCTTGATGGGTGGCATAGGGTGTATCTATGTAGGAGGTGACTCTGACATTGAGCAGAAGGAGAAGTACGACCGTGTTGACGATTCGGTGTGTGCTGTGCGATCTGCGATGCAGGAGGGTATCCTACCTGGCGGCGGGCTGGCGTTATGGCGATGTGCCGAGCTGTTCGATGTTGAGTGCGATGACCCTAACCAGGAGGTGGCGTATGACGTACTTCGTATTGCGCTGCGTTCACCGTTAACTCAGATCCTGGAGAACGCTGGCAAGAGCGCTGACGAGATTATGTTGGATGGCTTAGTGGATGACGTCAATGGGTTTGACGTTAAGAACGAGAAGTACGGCGATATGTTTAAGATGGGTGTTATTGATCCGGTGAAGGTGACTAAGAACGCGCTGATCAATGCGAGCAGTGTCGCGACAACTATCTTAAGTACTAACGCTATTATCACACACGCAAGAGCAGAGTCATGATACCGATAGGCAAGAACATATTAATTAAGAAGGTTGAGGAGAAACTCAAAACCTCTTCCGGGCTCCTCCTGTCTCAGGAGGATGCTTCCGGATTTCGATACCACAAAGCTCAGGTTGTCAAGCCAGGGACTGAGGTTGAGATCATAAAGCCTGATGACCTTATCTACTACGACAAGGCAGCAGGTCATTCCCTGTTTATTAAAGATGAGGCGTATACAATTATTCAGGAGCGAGATGTCGTTGTTGTTTTGTAAACTGGTTCATCTCTATAATCATATTTCGATATACCTTATCCATGTAGGAAGCGTCCGCTCTGAAGAGCGGATTCATGCTCGGAGATTCTCCGATCTCCTCGCCGTTTAATTTTTTGTATAGTGTATTCACAAGGCGCTTTCCCTTATACGATAATTCGTATAGGGTTGTTTCCTTTCCCTGCCTTTTTCTCCATACGTGGATCCATCCTTCGTTAAGTAGTCTATAGAACCGTGGCTCGTCCCACGACATACACTGCTCGAACTCCTTGAACTTGGTCTTGTTGAATATATGCTCGCTGTAGAGGAAGAACAGCATATCAATGTCGGGTGTTCCGATATTGTACTTGGCCTTAGCCCAGTAGCGTATTACACGCCAGTATTTCATGTAGTCGTGAGTGGGCTGCGCCCTGTCGTAGTTCTTACGAATTAAATCTGCCATTAAATTAAATTGTATATTTGAATTATAAATATATAAAACAATGGCAAACGGAAAACCAAAAGGTAACAAAAACTACGGGGGTAAAAAACCAAAGGGTAAACAAAGTAAAGGCAAAGGAACTTCAACAAGTGTAAATCCTGATGTTAAAGCTGCAAAAGGAAAAAACGCTTCCTTATATACTACTAAAAAAACAACCAAGAAAAGAAGTGGTTCAGGTGGAACAACTCCTAAAATGGACGCTGTTCAAAAAATCAAAGATAGCACTCCAATGCGAAATCGCGATATTGATCGATTAATAGGAGGCATCGTAAGGCCATTTAAATAAAAACAATGGCAGACGGAGGAAAGAAAAATAAACCTAAACTAAAGAAAAAGCGAATTGTATACACCAGCGATGGTGGGCAACGACGTGCTGGCGTAGATTTTACTGACCCTTATGTAATAGAAACTGAGGGTGGATTGAAAGATGATTACGATAGAATGCCTTTTAGAAACTCTGCAATTGATAGAATAAAAAAAGGTAAATCATCACGCAAGTAAAATGGCAAAAGGCAGAACAAAGAAAAAGTCTAATAAGATTTGTCCTGCGGGTATAGCGTGGGCGAAGAGAACCTTCGACACCTACCCCTCTGCCTATGCTAACATGGCTGCCTCTAAATATTGCAAAGACCCTAACTATGCCAAGGGTTCAAAAGGAAAGAAATAATGGATACTAAAAAATTAAGAGAGATATCATCTGAACTAAAGAAAGCATCAGCGATGCACAAGGGTCAGGCTGCAAAGATTGATCGAATGCTTAAGTCATTGAAGTCACCCGCTAAGAAAAAGAAATGAAAAATATTAAGTACGGAGACATGGGCATGAAAGATGCTCAGGTAGATAGGTATCTGACAACTAAGCAGCAAACATTGCCGCCACGACTCCAGAAGGAGATAGTTAAGTCAAAGGTGAAAAAAGATGGGAGAGCTTAAGAAATGGAGAAAAGAGAATTGGGTACGAATAGGGACGGATGGTTCTATACTGGGCGCTTGTGGTACGAGCAAGGACAAGAAGAACCCGGACCGTTGTCTTCCGATGGCGAAGGCGAAGAGCATGAGCAAAGCGGAACGTGCTGCCACTGCGAAAAAGAAGAAGCGTGCGGGCGCAAGAGGGAAGACTGTTGTTGCGAACACTCGTGCAGGAAGGGTAAGTAAGAAATTTACAAAAAGATAAACTATGATTAAACTATTAAGAATTTTAGATATGTTAATGAGTGATATTGCCGTGGCCTGCTATGCCGCTGTTATTGCTGTTGTTGTATTTGCTAAGGGGCTACCTGTTATTGGAGGTATTGGGTTAGGAGTTTCTATTACAAAGCTATGGTCAGCTATCGCCGATAAAATTAAGTAATATGAAACGAAGAAAAACAAATGGTCCAGGCGATGGCACTGGAGGAACAGAATCCGTTACGTCAACTGCTCAGCAAGGTCTTGTTATAGGACAAGGCAAGCAGAGCAAAAGAAAGCAGGTAAGGCAATTGGTTGATGGCGGTTTATCGCCAAGAGAAGCTCGCAAAAGAATCCGTCAACGTAAAAAGAATAAGTTAAACCTACCATCATAGATCATGTCAACCATACCCTCAGGGACAAAATTTCATGGAGTAGCTACAGGAGTAGATACGGTCAATAAGGGCTCGGCAACAGCTAACGCCAATCGAGATGCTTATACGATAGAGGCTCTTGCTTCTGCAATTAATATTCTTATTGAGAACAATGAGATAGTACGACTTGTACCTCTTTTCGTTACTGCCACACCCGGAGGTAGCGCAACACTTACTGAGGATGTGAACATAGTTGACTTTGATTGGGTTGGCGGTGCAGGGACGTTTGTATATACACTACCAAGCGCAACGGCTATACCTTATAGAAAGATTCGATTTGTAAATAATAGTACTGTAAATGCGAGCAATCAGATTGAGATAACTGCTCCGGCAGGAGAGACTATAGATGGCGCATCAAGCTATACGATTAACAAGGCGTTTAATGGTTGTGCTGTTTGGTCAGATGGAACACAGTGGATTGTAATACAAGCTAAAGCAACATAATGGCAAGTAAGACAAAAATGAGTTGTAATAGACCCATGAAGTCTGATCGCCCTGGAAAGAAGAAGATGGTTAAGGGTTGCGAAGGCGGAAAGGAGAAGCTGATCCACTTTGGTGCTACCGGGTATGGTCATAACTACTCAGCGGCAGCTCGCAAGTCCTTTCGTGCACGGCATAAGTGCAGCACCGCCAAGAGTAAACTAACTGCAAGATATTGGTCGTGTAAAAATCTTTGGGCAGGTAAAGGTGGATCGACCAAGTCATCACCAAAAAGTAAGCAAGGAAAATATTAGTATATTTACAAAAAATAAGATATGCCAACTGTAACATATTCATGTCCTGATTCGGGCAAAATGAAAAAGCAAACATTTCCTTACAACGCCGTAGGAAAAGCGCAGGCTGCAGAGTTTGCAAAAACTATGGGAGGCAAGAAAGTAGATAACCCAGGCTACGGAATGGAAAAGAAAATGGGATCAAGCTATTAAACCAAAAAAAATGAAACAAGGTTATAACGCAAGATTAGATGAGTCTTTAGGAATGAAGCACAAAGGTGCTAAGTCTCAGTCTATGAAAGACAGAAGAGACGAATCAAAAGCAATGTCCAAGAAAGAGTACGGTCACGCTTATGGTGGTGATCATTCTATGGGGTATGAGAAGCATTACCCATCAAGTGTAAAAGGTCACTTAGGTAGATTGATCCGTAGCTAATGGCTAAGGGCAGAACAAAGAAAGGAGCTTTTCCTGCGATCAGTAAGAAGAACGAGGGTAAGTTTACAGCATGGGTAGAGAAGAACATGCCCGGCACATCCGTATGTGCAGCTGCTTCAAAAGTCATGAAAGCCAAGGATGATAAGTATAGTGATAGTGTTCGCAAGATGGCTAACTATGCTAACAACTTTGGTTGTAAAATGAAAAAATGAAAAGAACTCCAGTCAAATCAAGAGGTCTTGGTGATTCAATAGAGAAAGTTACCAAGGCTACCGGAATCAAAAAGGTCGTAGATACTGTGGCAAAGGCTACTGGCAAGGACTGCGGATGCGGCCAAAGAAGAGATACATTAAACAGATTATTCCCATATCAACGATAATAAATTATGGCATATCAAAAACTACAGACATCATCAGGATTAAATGTTATTCCAAGCAATACGGTACCTATTCCAGATAGAGCAACGAGAGCTGTTAGCGGCACCGCTGATTTTTCAGTAGCAGGAACGCTGACTGATGTAGGCACTACATTTCTTAGCGATGGCATTCAGAAGAATGCGATCGTATACAATGCTACCGATCAAAAGGCGTATTTTGTCTTGGACGTTACCGATGACCTGAACTTAGCTATTACCAGTATCGCGGGAGGATCTGCATCAGCAAAATACTACATATATAACGCGCCGACTAATGGATGTGTGTTGTATGTAGGTACGGGAGGCGATGTAGCGGTTGAGTTTAGTGAACCAGCCGACAGCCCAAGCGGAGAGTTGGTCTTCAAAAACGTACCTGACGCATCCTTCCTGCCTGTACAGGCTATCAGGATAGATGAGGCACTTACAACAGCGTCTGACATTATAGCCCTCTGGTAGTATGTCTACGGGGATTGGCATAGGGATAGGAGGTAATGTGTTTCAAACACGAGCCGGATTAGCATCAGGAGGAGGTGAAGATATAGTTACCGATGGCTTAATATTCAGAGTTGATGCGGGAGATTCAGCAAGCTATCCCGGAACAGGCACAACGTGGACCGATGTAATAAACGCCAACAACGGCACAATTCTTAATGGTGCAGTTTACAACTCAGCACAAGGTGGATACTTTGAGTTTGATGGAGTAGATGACCAAGTCGACTTCGGTCAACCTGCAATCCTTGAATCTTTCCCTATGTCCATTGACCTATGGTTTAATGCTGATGCAGACAATGACGGATTAATTACCAAAGGAACAACAAGAGGCGATACTTCATTACGAGATTGGGATATTACAGGAGCAGGTTTGAATTTGGGTTGGTTTGTTAGTAATGGTTCAGGATATCCTGTTAACGTAAAGGATACTTATCCGTCATTAAATAATTGGCATCATTTAGTTTGCTTATGGGATGGAACAACAAGCACTAACGGAGCAAAGATGTACTTAGACGGTTCACTGTTTAAAGAGGGAACTGCAACCGCTGCAACATACAGCACCTTACATAATATTTTTGTAGGTGGTAACAGAGCAGGTTTTTACTTTGATGGGTTTATCTCAATGGTTAAGATGTATGACAAGGTACTGAGTGCAGCAGAAGCCTTACAAAACTTTGATGCATCAAAAGACAGATACGGATTATGATAACCTATGTAATAGTAAACACATCGGACTTAGAGTTGCTTGACTATGGGCAACTATTAACAACAAGTTCGGAAACAACGATACGCAACCTAAAAGGGGTTAAGGCGATTGTCAAGTATCAAGGCGATATGCCACCTACAATTGATGAGTTAAGCACTAAAACAATACACACACACGAGGAGATACTTGTGATTGTTAACGGTGACGAGTGGAAAGGACAACCTGATGACCCTAAATAAAAATTTGTAAAATAAATTTTATATTTTCGTAAAATGAATGAATCAATAAGAGACTCCGTACAGGTTGTTACGGCAAATGGAGGAGCACTGGGGTTGACGCTGACAGATTGTAATGAGATGTTGCAGATGATTTCTTTAATTTTAGCTATAGGGTTTACACTATATAAATTCAAAGAATCCTCAAAGTAAAACACCATGGGGGCATTTTTATCAAAAATATTTGGAGCAAAGGGAGGTAAGCAAATTGGAGACGGAATAGGAAACTTAGTTGATCGATTTGTTCTTACTAAAGAAGAGAAGCAAGAGTTCGAAATGAATCTCAAAAGTCTTTTCATAGAAGCGGAGGCTGATATGCAGCTTAACGTTACTAAGCGATGGAAGGCGGATATGATCAGCGATTCCTGGCTAAGCAAAAATGTTAGACCATTGGTTCTTATATTTTTAGTTCTTAGCACAGTTCTATTGATATTTATTGATGCCGGCAAGTTCAACTTCCACGTAGAAGAAAAATGGACTGACCTGTTACAGATAGTTCTTATCACAGTTATTGGCGCTTACTTCGGAGGTCGATCAATAGAAAAGGTACGTAAGTAAATGCCACGTAATTTAGAATCGTTTTACGATTACAAAGGAAAGAAAAGGCGTCCTGGGGTTCACGCTAAATCAAAAACGAGCTCTATTAAGACAAGCAAAAATTACGTGAAGAAGTATAGAGGTCAGGGCAAGTAAAAAGCCTTGATCAACTTTTAGTATATTTGCATTATTGAAATTTAATTTAACATCATGACTAAAATCGCAGAAAACGAATTACAGGAGCTTCAGGGTCTACACGCTGAATTTAATAAGATTAAAAGCCAGCTTGGAGATATTGCTCTACAGGAACATGCTTTGTGCCTAAAGACTGAAGCCATTAGAAAAAGCTTTCAAGACCTGGAGACAGGCTTGATGGACAAGTATGGAGAAAACGCAATAATCAACCTGGAGACAGGTGAAGTAAAGCAGAAAGAAGACAATGGCTAAAATAGAAAATACTACAGTATACCCTACGGTAACCCCGGCGGCGGAAGACCTTCTCATCGCAACGGATGTAAGTGATAACAATAGAACGGTAACGTTTCTTGTCAGTGCTGTTGCAGGTGCGGGTGGTGTTGCTCAGGGATTACAAGATGTATTAGATACTGGCAATACTGCCACTCAAGACCTATCTCTTACGGGTAACATAACTGTAGTAGGAACTATTACATCAACAACATTAACCGCATCTAATGGTGTGGGTGCTGCTGGACAGATTCTTTCATCTACCGGATCTGGGCTACAATGGATAAACTCACCTTCAGTAAGCTGTTGTGACTTAGATAGCGTAATGGCCGTAGGCAATACTACAGCACGCGACCTTCTTATTACAGGTAACATTGATATGAGCGGCATTGGTACAGCATTAAAGCTTAGCAATGGAGTTGATATGACGCTGGCTGTTGGATCAAGCATTACATCATCAGACGCGATCAACCTTGGCACAACATTAAACTTCGGAGCAACAACTACTCTTAATGATTACTCTGGAGCAACTGGTAGTGCAGGTCAAGTATTGACTGTAAACGCTGCCGGAACCGGTGTTGAATGGGGAACGTTACCAACGCAATCTACACCCACTATTCAGCAGGTACTTACAGCAGGCAATGTTGCCACCGGTGTTGGAATTAGTTTCGTGGGCGCAAGTGCTACCACGTTTGATTCAACTGCAAACATTACATCTGCCGGAACAAATGTTTGGAGCGGAAACAACACTTTCTCTGCAACAGGAACAGCAGCCGGAACGGCAGGCATTGCTCTTACGGGCACACTATATGATGGAGCATCTGTGGGAACGGCAGGTCAGGTTCTTACAAGCACAGGGTCAGGCGTTGCATGGGCATCGACTGCAGGTGTTAGCTCGGTAACTGCTCAAACACCAGCCACTTCTTCAGGCACACCTATAACCATTAGTCCTACATCGGGAGCTGTTCAGGTAACATCAAATGCTTACGCTGGAGGGTCCAACGTTGGGCATGTCCCGGCAGGAGGTACAGCAGGAACATTCCTTCAGGGAGATGGAACATGGGCCAGTAACGGAGGTAGTTTTGGTCAGACTTATAAGTTCTGCAACGATGGAGCTTCAATGTCGCAAAACAGATACTATACTTTCCTGGGTATTGATGATACAGATTTTAGCTCTAAAGATACATCTGTAACGAATGATCTTGGAACTGATTCTCCTGCTGCAAACACTTATAGCGATCAAGACTACAGCTCTGGATTTGTATTTCATAATACGCAGCTGGGATCATGCTCAACATCTATTGACTCTTCGACAGTTTGCGCGGTTGACTTTTCTTTGATAAGCGATACATCGTCAGAGTATGAGATGTCGCTATGGAAGAGTAGTGGTTGCATAAATCAAGCAGCCGTTCTTGTGGCTCAGGGTATAATAACCACGGGCACAAACGATCTTGTTTGCATAGCAGGAACACTTACTCCCGGTAACACCACGGTTGACAAGGGGTTAGGGTTATACTTTACATTGCGATATTTAGATGTTGGATCGATCACACCTAAGCTACAGGGCAGAATTAATATTAAATTTACTCAATCATAATGAAATGGATATTCGTAAAATATCAATCGGCGCGGACTACAAGTCCGGAGCCATGCACTACCTTGTAGGACAGGACGTCCTGGGTGGTTCACACAGAATACATCTTATTCAATCCGATGAGGACTCATACAAGATATGGATACAGAAGGATGAAGAAGTTTTTATGTGGAAGGAGTTCCGCAAGACATTACCAATATCTTTAGAGTTTAATATCAATTTTTAATGAAGTCACCAACGGATTTTATTGTAAGACCTTACAATAACCGGAGATACGACAACATTAAAAACATTGGCGGAATGGATTTCGTCACAAGCGTATCTCAGGAAGATCATAAGGCATCAAACAGATTTGCAACTGTAGTAGAGACACCCATCAACTATGATGGGCCTATTGGGATTGGGGACACCTTGCTTGTCCATCACAACGTATTTAAGTTTTTCTACGACATGAAAGGCAGGGAGAAAAGCGGTCGTAGCTTTTTTAAGGATGACCTTTTCTTCATAGATCACGAGCAGTTCTTCTTGTACAAGAAAGACAGTGAGTGGAAGGCCCACGGTAAGTATTGTTTCATAAAGCCGGTTGACTCTAAGGAGTCTTTCATCTTCAAGGCTGGTGAAGAGCCATTAGTCGGAATAATTAAGTATATTAATAAGGAGCTGGAAAGCAAAGGGCTAAAAGAAGGTGATACTATTTCGTTTGAGCCTGATAGTGAATATGCGTTTCAGGTTGACGGTGAAAAGCTATATCGCATGTTTACATCAAACATTAAACTAAAGCTATAGATGAATACAATAGACACTTCAGAAATTAAGAAAAGCATTATTGAGGCCGGCTACAAGGCAGTGAGGCAACTTGTAAAGGTAGCCAAAGAGGATATTATTAAGTATGACAAGGATGATGAGCTGGCTGCTGACAGGTTAAAGAATGCAGCGGCCACAAAGAAGCTTGCCATCTTTGATGCTTTTGAGATACTAACACGAATAGAAAACGAAAGCGCCATGCTTAATGGCAACACGTTAGAAAAGAAAAGTAATACACCAAAAGGATTTGCAGAGTCAAGATCAAAATAGCATATATCGAGTAGTCAAGGACTACATACCAAAGAGCGTCTTGTCAAATAAGAATAAGGCGCATACATGGCAGTATGGTTACAACAAGAAGTATGATGTTGTGGTCATATCTAAAAATGGAACGGTAGGAGAGGTGTATGAGATTAATGGCGTTAAGATAGCGCTGCCTGCAAAACCAAAGAACACCTACAAGCGAAGCGATACTAAAGTAGATCAATACTGGGAAGGCTTTGAGTACCCCAAAGAGTTAAGTCGCATATCTTCTATATTCCAGTGGCATGAGGCGCCGGATCAATTTAAGAATCGATGGGTTGATTACATTGAGAAAGAGTTTGATCGTAGGGAGCAAGGTTTCTGGTTCTACAATAATGGCACGCCAACTTATATTACAGGCACACACTATATGTACCTGCAGTGGACAAAGATAGATGTTGGGCACCCTGACTTTCGTGAGGCTAATAGAATATTCTACATATACTGGGAGGCATGCAAGGCAGATATACGCAGCTTTGGGATGTGCTATCTAAAGATCAGGCGTTCGGGATTTTCGTTCATGAGTTCGTGTGAGGGTGTCAATCAGGCCACAATAACCAAAGATGCTCGTGTTGGTATACTATCTAAGACTGGATCCGATGCAAAGAAGATGTTCACCGACAAGGTGGTCCCCATATCCAATAACTATCCATTCTTCTTCAAGCCTATCCAGGATGGTATGGATAAGCCAAAGACAGAGTTAGCTTATCGAGTACCGGCATCCAAGATCACAAAGAAGAACATGTATGACATAGATGAGGAGAGGCTTGAGGGTCTTGATACAACTATTGACTGGAAAAACACATCCGATAACAGTTATGATGGTGAGAAGCTAAAACTTCTGTTACATGACGAGAGTGGTAAGTGGGAGAAGCCCGAGAACATTCTAAACAACTGGCGCGTAACTAAAACCTGTTTACGTTTGGGTAGTAAGATTATCGGCAAGTGTATGATGGGGTCTACGTCTAATGCTCTTGACAAGGGAGGTAATAACTTCAAGAAGCTATACATGGATTCGGACCCAAGAAAAAGAAACGCTAACGGGCAAACCAAGAGCGGGCTTTACTCATTGTTTATACCTATGGAGTGGAACTTCGAGGGATATATTGATCGATATGGTATGCCGGTGTTTCATACACCTAACGATGCTGTAGTGGGTGTGGATGGTGAAGATATATATCATGGGGCAATAAGCTACTGGAACAATGAGGTAGATTCTCTTGGATCAGATCCTGATGCCCTTAATGAGTTTTACCGGCAGTTCCCTCGTAGTGAGTCGCATGCGTTTAGAGATGAAAGTAAAGCATCTATATTTAATCTTACAAAGATCTATCAGCAGATTGACTATAATGATTCGTTGATCACGGCGCACCACTTAACCCGTGGTTCTTTCTCGTGGCAAAACGGAATTAAAGACAGTAAGGTTGTATGGAGCCCAAACAAGAGTGGCCGCTTCCTGGTAAGCTGGACACCACCGCCACACCTACAGAACAGAGTGGATATCCGTAACGGAGTTAGACATCCAGGCAATGAGCATCTTGGGTGTTTTGGCTGTGACTCTTACGACATCTCCGGCGTGGTAGTAGGCAAGGGGTCTAATGGCGCGTTACACGGACTGACCAAATTTAATATGGATGATGCGCCGAGCAATGAGTTTTTTCTTGAATATATCGCGCGACCACAGACGGCAGAGATATTCTTTGAGGAGGTTCTTATGGCCTGTGTGTTTTATGGAATGCCCATACTTGCAGAGAACAATAAGCCTCGCTTGCTATATCATTTAAAGAATAGAGGGTATAGAGGATTCTCAATAAACAGGCCCGACAAGGCCTATAACAAGCTCTCTAAGACCGAGAAAGAGCTTGGAGGTATACCTAACTCATCTGAGGACGTAAAGCAAGCACACGCGGCCGCTATAGAGTCTTACATTGAAAAGCATATAGGAATTGACATGTCAGGATCTTTTAGAGAGTCAGATGATATGGGGACAATGTATTTCACTAACACATTAGAGGATTGGGCAAAGTTTGATATTAACAACCGGACTAAGTATGATGCAGCTATCAGCTCAGGATTGGCTATAATGGCTAACCAAAAGCATCTATATACGCCCACCAAACAGAAATCAAAAATAAGTATTAATTTTGCCAGGTATAATAATAATAGTTCAGTAAGCCAACTTATTAAATGAAAGGAATCCAGATCGACATTAAGTCTGCGGCCTTCCCTGATCAATTTGTCTCGGATGCAGACAAAAAGAAAGAGGAGTTTGGTCTACAGATAGGACAGGCTATTCAGTATGAATGGTTCAGACGGGACGGATTGTCCTGCAGATTTTATAATCAGTTTAGGGAGTTTCATAGGCTTCGCCTATATGCTCGAGGTGAGCAGTCGGTGGGTAAGTACAAGAACGAGCTTGCTATTGACGGTGATCTAAGTTATCTAAACCTGGATTGGACACCGGTTCCTATCATACCTAAGTTTGTTGATATTGTGGTTAACGGTATGTCAGACAGATTGTTTGATGTTAAGTGCTATGCGCAGGATGCATTGTCAGCAGAGAAGAGAAATGAATACCAGCAGATGGTTCAGCGTAACATGCTGGCCAAAAATATATTTACTCAAGTTAAGAAGGACTTCAATGTTGATGCTTTTGAGATTGAGTCACAAGAGCTTCCAGAAAGCGATGCGGAACTTGAGCTATACATGCAGCTTAATTATAAGCCAGCGATAGAGATAGCTAATGAGATTGCTATTAATACATTGATGGATGAAAATCATTACTCTGATATTAGAAAGCGAGTTGATTACGATATTGCCACCTTGGGGTTAGGTGTATGTAAGCATACGTTCCAGGATGGTGATGGTGTTCGTGTTGAATATGTTGATCCGGCACATGTAGTGTATAGCTACACAGAGGATCCGTACTTTAAAGATTGCTTTTATTGGGGGGAGTTAAAAACTATTCCTATATCAGAGGTATTAAAAATAAATCCTGATCTTACTACAGAAGATCTTGAAGAAATTTCTCAATACAGCCAATCATGGTATGACTACTATAACGTGGCTGCTATGTATGAGAACAGTATGTTTGCGAGAGACACCTGCACACTCCTATATTTTAATTACAAGACCACTAACAGCTTTGTATACAAAAAGAAAAAAATAAGTGAGGGTGCATTTAAGACTGTAGAGAAAGATGATCAGTTTAATCCACCAGAAGAGATGATGGAGGAGGGAAACTTTGAAAGAGTAGAGAAAAGAATTGATGTTTGGTATGAGGGCGTAATGGTTATGGGAACAAATATTATCCTCAAGTGGGATATGATGAAGAACATGGTTCGTCCTAATTCAGCAAATCAATATGCGCTTCCTAATTATATAGCCTGTGCGCCTCGAATGTATAAAGGAGTTGTGGAGTCTTTGGTGAGACGAATGATTCCCTTTGCGGATCTTATACAGATCACGCACCTAAAGCTACAGCAGGTGGTTTCCCGTGTTGTACCTGATGGTGTGTTTATAGATGCTGATGGATTAAACGAGGTTGACCTTGGTACGGGCAATGCTTATAATCCGGAGGACGCACTAAGGCTTTATTTCCAGACAGGTAGTGTAGTGGGTCGAAGTTACACTCAGGATGGTGAGTTTAATAACGCAAAAGTGCCTATCACCCAGTTAACATCCAACAGTGGTGCGTCAAAAATGAATATGCTTATAGGTAATTACAATCATTACCTTAACATGATTAGATCTGTAACCGGTCTTAATGAGGCAAGGGATGGATCTACTCCTGATCCAAATGCATTAGTGGGCGTACAAAAGCTTGCTGCATTAAATTCAAATACAGCCACAAGGCATATACTTCAAGCAAGTTTGTTTATAACTAAAACTTTAGCAGAAGCATTGTCATTAAGGTGTGCTGATGTATTGGAGTATGCAGACTTTAGAGATGAGTTTGCAATGCAAATAGGCAAGTATAATCTTAAGATTCTCGAAGATGTAAGAAACTTATACTTACACGACTTCGGTATATTCATAGAGATGTCACCTGACGAGGAGCAGAAAGCAATGCTTGAGCAGAATATACAGATGGCACTATCTAAGCAAGACATTAGCCTTGAAGATGCTATTGATATTAGAGAGGTGAGAAACTTGAAGGTTGCCAACCAATTACTAAAAGTAAAGAGGAAACAGCGACAAATTAAGGTGCAGCAACAGGAGATGCAGAAGCAGCAGATGACCGCTCAAATGCAAATGCAATCTCAACAGATGGCAGCCGCTACTGCTATGAAGAAGATTGAAATGGAAACGCAATCTAAGATGCAGATTGCACAGGCTCAGGCTGCCTTTGATATTGAAACGAAACAATCAGAAGCGCAACTAAAGCAGCAGTTAATGAGTCTTGAGTTCCAATTCAACATGCAGCTTCATGGCATGGACCAGTCTCAGATGGACGAGCGCGAAGCAATGCGCGAAGAGGGTAAGAAAGATAGAATAAGCATGGCCAACACGCAGCAATCCAAAATGATTGAGCAGCGTAAACGTAACCTACCTGCCTTTAACTTTGAGTCCAATGAGGATAGTCTTGATGGATTTGATCTGTCAGAATTTGAGCCAAGATAATCCGAAAAAATATTATATAACTTTGCATAAAATTTAATTAAATGGAAAATGAGAAATTTACAGTAAAAGTGGTGGAAGGAGTAGAAGAGAAATCTACTCAGGAAATAGAGCAACAACTTTTAGAGAAGCACGCAGCCGAACAAGGTGACGTAGTGCAGGATGAAGTTGCTAAGGTGGAACCTACTGAAAATATTCAGGAGGTTAAAAAAGAAATAGAAGATACCGATGTTCTTGATTACATCAAGAGCAGGTACGATAAAGACATCAGCTCGGTGGATGACTTGTTTACTCAGAGAGAAGCAAACGAAGACTTACCAGAAGATGTATCAGCGTTCTTTAAATATAAAAAGGAAACTGGCAGGGGAATCGATGACTTTGTAAAGCTACAGAGAGACTACGATGACCTTGATGAAGATATTTTGCTAACGAGCTATTATGCTTCGACAGAGGATGGGTTGGACAACGATGATATTCGTGACCTCATGGAGGACAAGTTTGGATTCGATGAAGACTTTGACGATGAAAAAGATATTAAGAAGCGGAAGTTGGCAAAAAAAAGAGAGCTTACTAAAGCGAAAAAGTTCTTAAAGGAGCAACAAGAACAATACAGGGTCCCTCTTGAGTCAAGTGGGGATGCTCGTTCTGCGGAGCAACAGGAGGAATTTGATCGTTATAGAAGTTTTATGGAGGAATCCAAAACTCAGGAGGAGGCAAATAAAAAGCGGTATGACTGGTTTGTTCAAAAAACACAGGATGTGTTTGGACAGGACTTCAAAGGTTTTGAGGTATCTGTGAATGATCAGAGTTATACTTATAAGCCGGGCGATGCTGCTGAACTTCGAAGCAAGCAATCTGACATCAGTAATTTCATTAATGGATTTATGGATTCAGAGACTGGCATGATGAAGGATGCAGCCGGGTATCATAGAGCAATATCTATTGCAATGAATCCCGATAAGTTCGCGCAGTTTTTTTATGAGCAAGGCAAGGCGGAGGCCATTGACAATGTTACTAAGAAATCTAAAAACATTGATATGGTTCGCAAGGCACCTCAGTCGCTAAGCAAGAACGGATTAAGTATTCGTCCTGTGGGTGACACAAGCAGTGGAAGAGGACTTCGCATTAAGAGTGCAAAACGATTATAAAATTTTAAAAAATAGAAACTATGGCAGTAAATGCAACCCCAGGGTTTAACCTAATACCTTCGGCAGAACGGGTAACTCTGGAATCAAACTATATTACCGATTTCAACTTTTTGAATCAGTATCTACCTGATACTTATGAAAAAGAGTTTGAGAGATATGGTAATAGATCAATCTCATCATTCCTACGAATGGTGGGTGCCGAAATGCCTACTAACTCTGACATGATTAAATGGGCAGAGCAAGGTAGACTACACATTAAGTATGTTAACTGTACGTCTGCAGCAGCTGCTGGAACAGATGCTGGCGCGGTATGGACGGTTAATGATAACTTAACTCCAGCTATCCCAGGTGGTACTACTACTGCGGGACAAGGTGGAATCGCTATCCGTGTAGGTCAAACTGTAATGATCTCTGACAACACAGCTGCATCAAACTTGAGCAACAAAGCTGTTGTAACAGCAGTAGACTATGCGTTAGGAACATTCACTGTTTCTTACTATGAGGCTGCTGGTCAAGCTGTAGCTCCGGCAGTTGCTTGTACTGTTTGGATTTACGGATCTGAATTTAAGAAAGGGACTGAAGGCATGGCTAACTCTTTAGAGTCTGATGACTTCATCTTTGACAACAAGCCTATCATCATCAAGGACAAGTACGCTGTATCTGGATCTGACATGGCTCAAATTGGATGGATTGAAATCACATCTGAGGACGGAGCTAACGGATACCTATGGTACCTAAAGTCTGAGCACGATACTCGTCTGCGCTTTGAGGATTACATGGAAACTGCTCTCGTAGAGGCTGTTCCTGCTGAGAATGCGTCTGGTGCTGCAATTTACTTCGGTAACGCTGCTGGTACTGACGGACAGGGTGGTACTGAAGGGGTATTCTATGTTGTCGGTGAGCGAGGTAATGTTTACGGTGGTGGTAACCCAACTGCTTTGGCAGACTTTGATGCAATCATTCAAAGACTTGACAAGCAAGGTTCTATCGAAGAAAATGTTATCTTCTTAAATCGTCAATTTGGATTCGACATGGATGATATGTTGGCCGCTCAAAACTCTTACGGAGCTGGTGGTACTTCTTATGGTCTATTCGACAATGACGAAGAGATGGCATTAAACCTTGGATTCACAGGATTCCGCAGAGGTTATGACTTCTACAAAACTGATTGGAAATACTTGAACGATCCTACTATGAGAGGTGGTCTTACAGGTGGAGCTATCAACGGACTTTTAGTCCCTGCAGGTTCTACAACTGTATACGATCAAATCTTAGGTAAGAACGCCAAGCGTCCATTCTTACACGTAAGATATCGCGCTTCTGAAACTGAAGATAGAAGATACAAAACTTGGATCACTGGTTCTGCTGGTGGAGCAAGAACTTCTTCTTTAGACGCGATGGAGGTTCACTTCTTGACTGAGAGAACTGTATGTACTTTAGGTGCAAACAACTTCTTCTTATTCCAGAATGCGTAACCATTAATTACGGGGAGGGGTAACCCTCCCCTTTTTTAAAAATTTTAATTTTAATCTAATGAAAACAAAAAAAATATACACTGATAAAGTGTACAGACTAAAAAAAGATGCAGCGCCTTTAACATATATGCTGGCTTCTCATCACACCCGCAGATCTCCTTTATTACACTTTGATGAAGAGACGGGTGAAAATAAACAACTTCGATACGCTCGCAACCAAAAGTCTCCCTTTGTGGATCAGCAGGATGGCAATGCTATTCTTGAGCCCATTATATTTGAAGACGGCATGTTGCATGTTTCTAAAACCAATCAGGTTCTTCAGGAGTTTCTTTACTATCATCCTTCAAGAGACTATGTATTTGAAGAGGTAAATAAAGAAAGAGATGCTTCGACCGAATACTCTGAAATGGAGTCAAGGCTTAATGCACAGATCGCAGCTAAAGAGCTTTCAATGGACAGGCTTATCGCTGTTTCTCGAATCCTTATTGGACCCACTGCAACTAAGATGTCTACGGCTGAGCTCAAAAGAGACATATTGGTGTTTGCTATGCGCGAACCCGAAACCTTTATGGAGGTCATCAATGATCCGGAGCTTGGGTTCCAGGACGAGGTAAGACAGTTATTCGAGGAGCGACTTCTAACGATGCGCAACAAGAACAAGGATGTGTACTACAATATCCCTGGTAACAAAAAGAAAATGCTTACTGTTCCTTTCGGAGAGGATCCCTTCCATGTGGTATCATCCTTCTTAAAGAGCAATGATGGTGTAGAGGTTTACAAGGGTCTTACGAAGCTTCTGGGCGGTAGTAAATAATGATTATCTTTGTACTGTATTTTTTAACTCATAATTTTTTTATATGACCAAGTTTTTAAAGGTTCCCGTGTATACTTCAGGGGGAACATTTGTAAGAAACGACCAAGTAAAGCTTAGTGGCGTTATTGGTTGTTACATAGATAGAGGTGGCATTAGGTTTGATTACGAAGACACTGCAGCCGTAAAATTGGAAAACGATGCCGGAACGTCCACATACACCGCTGCTGATGTTGCTGTGGCTCAGGGTGTCCTCAAGGATGCAATGGGTTCTAAATGGACAGAAGTTTTATTTGATTTACCTTCTCTTCCCGGTGGGAATGTGGAGGTTGTTACTCCAACCCCTTAATTTTTTAATCATGGAAAAGTATATTATTCTATCAGGAGCTTCAGGAGAGCAGTTTTATGTATCTGCTGACACTATTTACGCGGTAGTTGATACGTCATCAACACCCGACAGGGTTGTTCTAATGTACCCCGGCAAGCGGATTGGTGTCGTTGGAGCGAGTGCTATGGTTCAAGGCGATGTGGATGCAATAAATGCAGCATTAGCTGCGTGTTGGTCTCAGCCCTATACAGAGCCTACTATCTCTGTAACACTTTCACAAGATGTTACAGAAGTATCTCCTTTATAGTGCTACGCGGACATATATTGTCAATCATTAATGAAGAGGTCCTCAAAAAATGGGGGCCTCTTTTTTTTGTGTATCTTTGTGAAAAGATATAGTCATGCTAATAAATGACGTAAGGAACACAGTGCTGGCCATCGCCAACAAAAACAATTACGGATACATCTCACCTCAGGATTTCAACCTGTATGCCAAGCAGGCGCAGCTTGATATTTTTGAGGATTACTTCTATCAGTATAACAAGTGGATAATGGTCGATAAGTATCGACAGGAGCGTAAAGCATCGGGTAGCGGATACGCTGATATTGTAAAAGGCTTAGAGGAGGTTATAGATAGTTTTTCTGAGCAGGTATTTTTGACTCAAAACAACGCCAATACATACAACCTACCATCAGACTACTACCTTGTAAATAAAGTGTTCTACTACCCAAGCTTATTGTTTAGCGGCGCATCAACTCAAACATCGGCAAGTCAGCTTATTGATGGTTCCAACCCATTTAATGATCAGCCACCATCGGCACCCAATCCCCCTATCGGATCAATAGTAATTAACACAACTGACTTTACACAGGCTTACGTCACATCGGTACCAAGTACTTCTACGCTTGGCCTTAGTGCAAACATTTTTACTATAGGTGAAAACTATCGTATATACAGCAATACCAATATCACCGAGGTGGAGCGTGTTACACAGAGAAAGATATTTAATCTTACAAGTTCAAACTTAACTTATCCGACCAAACAGTTTCCTTGCTATGTATTGGATGGCAATATTGTTACGGTCTACCCATCAACAATACTCAACGCAGGAGATGTGCATTCACAGTACATTAGATACCCGAAGGATCCTAAATGGACTTTTGTATCTCTGTCTGGTGGTGAGCCATTATTTGATTCATCGCAGTCCGACTTTCAGGACTTCGAGCTTCCGCTATCCGATCAGCCACAGCTTATAATGAAGATATGCCAGTATGTTGGCGTAGAGATTAGAGAGGCTGAGGTAGTACAGTTTGCTCAAACCGAGGAAGCACTCGATACACAACAAACAAGCTAACATATGTCATATATAAATGATTATCAATATTACGAGAATGGGCAGGTAGTGCCTTTGGATACCAACTGGGGGTCATATCAATATATTTCTTTGGATGATATCGTCAATAACTTTATGTTGATGTACCAAGGCAACAATGAGCTGATAAACAACATCAATAGATACCAGGTTGTGTTCTTTGCTAAGCGTGCCATACAGGAGCTAAACTATGATGCGATGAAGGAGATAAAGATTCTTCAGCTTCAGGTTAATGATCAGCTTAGATACGTATTCCCACCGGACTATGTAAATTGGGTTCGTATATCGCTGTATGAGAATGGTTGCCTACGCCCATTAACAGAAAACATACAGACCAACTGGAGTAACGCATACCTACAAGACAACAACTACAATATTCTTTTTGATATTGATGGGAATGTCTTGTCACCTGCTGAGTCTCAGCTTACAAATGAAAGAATAGATGGTATATCAAAATCTATTTACTTGAACGCCAACAGTCCCTACAACAATTCCCTGGGCTATTGCGTTGATGATTGCTGGTACTTTGATTACGCAGTAGGCGCTCGCTTTGGCCTCAACACTGAAACTGCAAATTCCAACCCTACGTTTGGCATTGATAAAAGAGGCGGCGTCATTAACTTTAGCTCAGGGATGTCTGGTAAGTCGGTGGTATTGGAGTATGTGTCTGATGGCATGGAGAAGGGGGATGACTCCAAGGTAAGCGTAAACAAGCTTTTTGAAGATTATATTTACGCAGCTATTAAGTATGCGTTTTTAAACAATCGATTGGCGGCTCCTGAGTACATGGTCAGACGAGCACAAAAAGACAAATCATCTTTATTACGTAACGCGAAGATAAGAATCAGCAATATGCATCCGGGCAGACTACTAATGAATCTGCGTGGCCAAGGCAAATGGATAAAGTAATATGATAGTACAAACTAATTTTATTAAGGGTCGCATGAACAAGTCTGTTGATGAGCGGCTTGTTCCACTTGGAGAATATGTAGACGCATTAAACGTGCGCCTTGGTTCTACTGAAACCACTGAGATAGGTGCGGTAGAGAACTCAAAAGGGAACACTCTTCTTACGCCAAGCGTAGAGTACTTGGGCAATCCATTGTCCGCTTCTGCTCGATGCATAGGTGCGTTCCAGGATGGAATGAGAGAGACTATATATTGGTTTGTACATGACCCGGAGAACACGTCTTCCGCATCTGGAAAAGTTGACTTAATACTTTCTTTTGAAACCAGCACCAGCACTTTACTATACCATGTGATCAGTGAGACCGTGCTAAACTTTGATCCTGCATTTTTAATTACGGGAGTAGATAAGATAGACGAGTACCTGTACTTCACAGACGATAAAAACCCTCCGCGATATATAAACGTAAAGAGAAACTACAATGTAGATACTGACCCTACGGATCCATTGGAGGAAGAGGACATTAGTGTTATTCTCAAGATCCCTGGATTTGAAGATCCTACGGCCACGACTGATCCATTAGGGACACCTTACGTGGATCTAATCGATGTGCCAGGTCGGGAAAACTACATGGAGTATCGTTTTATTTCATTTGCTTATCGGTATAGATATTTAGATGGAGGTTACAGTGCGATATCATTGTTTACTAATCCTGCGTTTCAACCCTCTGATTTTAGGTTTAGTTTTCAGAACTACAATAATGATAGCATGATCAATCGCTTCAATGCGGCTGATGTTACTTTTTCTACTGGTTCTAAAAGAGTTAAAGAGGTTCAGCTTCTATATAAGGAAAGCGGATCAAATGCTATATATGTAATAAAAAGATTTAACAAGAGTGACCTTGGATGGTCTGATGATAGTTTCTATACTCATAG